TAATCTCACCGTTCTCCAAAGACATCCTAATACTAAGTTCTTTTTCTTCAGCTGCGACAGTTAGTTCTTTAACAATAGCATCCATTCTCTCCTCAACCATACCATTGATACGCTCCATTTCTTGAGGACTTGGAGGAACTCTCATAAATATATTATAAAATGGTAATTTCTCCTTAGCATACATCTCATAAAAATCTATAATATCATCCTCTTTACCATCAGGCAGATAAGCCCTAGAACCAATATCCTCGAACTGAACACTATCAGATGATGTAATATCTCTTAAACTAGCCGACCCAAATTGATTAACGGCTCCAGACGATTTCTTTATCTTAGACTTATGGTCTGGGAATAAATTAATTAAATGATTCTTAGGTAAGTCCTTTTTTACTATAATAAAAGAAGCATCTCTAAACAAAAAATCCCGACTCATAGGGTCAACATATACATCAAAAGGGTCGATAGATTTAAAAACAACTTCCCCCATCCCCCTATCTTTATCAGCATCAACGTCAACCATCATATATCCAATACCTTTAGTAAAAGAATCTTGGACTACCTGAGAAAACAAAGACTTTCCATTAGATATATACCAACAATAAGAAGCTATATCAGAATGAATAGCTGCTATATCAATATCAGAACCCTCAACCCCTACAGCTTGCCATCTCGGATTATTTGCAGTTACAAAGAACTTCATCATTTCAATAGCTGGTGTTATTCTATTAATAACAAAGTCAGGCATACCAGCTTCCTGTAAATCATCTCTCTCCTGAGCTGTCAACTGGTCATTTAGAAAAAAATCATACCCTCTCTGGTTAATATTTCTCCACTTTTGTCTTTCATTACCCGCAGCCTTTTGCCAAAGGTCCTTAACTGCTTCAGCTTTTTTCTTATTACTTAATCTAGGCATTATCTTACTCCTAAAGGATTGTCTTGTTGTAACATATTCCCCATAACCACATCTTCAGGTAACCCTCCAAACAATTCTTTCCATTTTTTATTTCTATATTTCAATTCAAATCTTTTACCATCTGCATGATATACTCTTTTATGAGATATATTTGGGTCTTTATTAATGACTACATTTTCTCCACTAAGATAAGCATTCATTGTAAAATGAAACATATCATTTTCTGACATTTCTCCACTCTCTTTTTTATATGGACTGGTCATTGTCTTATAACCAAGATTATACATGAAATCTGCAATCCCATGTTTTTGTCTTTCAGTTATACTTTCCCAATCAAATCCTCTATCGGTGGCATATCTCTCAGCCTGATTTAATGATAATAAAGCTTTACTCTGAAGCTCTTTCACAGCTTCTTTCTCACTAAAAGTCTTCCCTCCAGACCAAATAGTCTTTCCTTTATATTTTGTTGATCTACCTCCGCTTTGACTAAGCGTAGCCCTACTAATTCTTGTCCCATATCCAATAGTCCATTTTCCAGCTGCGTCCAAATAAGGAACATGCTCACCATCTTTAATCACACTGCCCTCAACATCCTTTAAATACCCAATATATTTTTTCATCCAATTATTAGACGCCATAAACTATCTCCTCTTACCCCACTTTAAATCAAGAGGAACGGATATCCCAACATTCCAATCATAATTACGAAAACCTTGTCCTGACCTCATTTTCTCATAATTACCACTAATCATAGACTTCCCTACGGGAAATGCAAAACTTCCTTTAGTAAACGGACTAGCCCTAAGAGACTCTCCAACTCCACCAGAAAACTTCATACCTAGTAAATCATAAATACTTTTCATATACTGTAAATCTTCCTGCAATCCTTGGTCGTATTTCCTCGAAGAAGAAGACCCTATCACTTTCATCTTACCAGATGGATACCTATTTCTAGTTACCTGATTCCACATTGTACTTGTTTTTTGATATCCTCCATCTAAGGCTCTACTCTGAGCTAAAGCCCTCATCGCCAAACTTGGACTTGAGGTAAAAGATGAACCAGGATAAGATGTAAAAGATTTAGGATTATTTGAATTTTCAGACATTATGCTACGACCCAGCTTTTAGCTTTACGCTTTGGTTTAAACCATTTTCTTTTACCTTCTTTTTGTTTCATATTAGGAGGAAAAGAGTGCACGGTTGAATAATAAAGAGACTCAATGGTGTCATCGTGAGACATTTTTGGGCCGAATGTAATAATTTCATTGATTAAATCAAACATATTTGTTCGTAAAAAGACTGTTCCCATGCTAAAACGACCTGAAAGACCTGAATATATACGATTTCTCTTATTTTGACCACCAGGTTTCTCGGGAATAACTGATATATCAAACCTATTTAACCTACGTCTTTCGTCATTTAGAGCCTGAAATATACTTCTATTCATAGCAACGTCCTCGACAGTTGCAGAAACACAATTATATTTACCATAGAGAGATATAATATAATCAACGACTCCACTACGTCCCAATATATTCCCAGTACTCGGGTCTTTTGACCCAATAGTCGGAATAGACCTATGCCTTTCATATTCAAGTACGTAGCAATTATTATTAACATCAATAGCGACAACCATAATAACACTAAAATCTGAGTGCTTTGTATCAATATCTGTAGCGGGGTCACATCCGATAAAAATATTGACTGGGACCTCCCTTGTTTCAAGTCCATCATCAATAACTATATAATTAATATCATCATCATTTTTATAATACCCTTCCCAATACCTTATGTGCTTTCTTGTCCATACAGCGTCCTCCTCGCTCATCACTTCCATCATATATTCCTGATAGAACTTTTGAGGCTGACCAGAATCAGCGTAGAACTTCTTCTTCTCCTTTATCTTTTTACTGGGAAAGAACGATGCCCAAAGAGGCGTTCCATCTGACTGCAATGCTTTATATGTAATTACCTCCCAGGCAAAATCTTCCCCATTTTTAATAGCTTTTGCATGCTGAGTAAGTAAATTGTTAATAAAGGAATCATAATGTACGGGAGTACCATTAACACGGAGCCTACCAGTATGAGGCTCAAGCGCGGGATAAACAACAGCAGTGACAAGATTTGCGTTCTTATCTCTAGCCTCTCTTGTAATTGTATTTGCTTCATGCTCAAAATCATCCAATACTATCAGGTCATATCTCTTATGAAGCTTAGCACCACCACGAATACCAGCAACATTAGATTTACTTATAAGTTTACATCCATTAGTTAATTCTATATCTTCTTCTGTCCATTTTCTCCCTCTAACCGCACCAAAATAATACTTTATTCTGTCATTATAGTCAAGGTGATGTTTAATGTAATCCATATTCCCTACTGAAAGCTTCTGAGTAGCTGATACCCATGCATAAAATAGAAAATCATCCCCACCTTTACAAAACAAAAAATCTTTCAATATAGAAGCTTTAGTAAGAACAGTCTTGCCATGGCCTCTCGGAATAATAATAGCTGCCTGTTTAGTTTCTTTATTATCTATAGCATCTGCTATCTCATAATGAAAAAATGGAGTTTCACTACGAAGAAAATCCTCAGGAAGAAATAGTTTCCCAAAAGATATTAAATCTTTGCTAGCTAGTTTTAATGCTTTCTCAGCATCTGACACAGACTGACTATTTATGTTCGGCATCTTTCTTCTTATTATCTATAAAATCTTTAAATCGTTCTTCATCTTTATTCATTTCCACATAGAGGTCAAAAGCTAACTCACTATTCTTTTGTCTTTCAACATAATTAGAAAGAGCATACTCCAACACTTTTATCCTATTAATCAAGTCTTTTCTTTTTAATCCTCTTTTCGTAACTACCATTATCTTTTCCTACCTCCTTGCCCCCTATATTTTTTATACTTATTTTTAGTCCCTCTACCAGAACCCTGCCTTGTCTTTTTTATTTTCCTCTTTTTCTTTTTTAAATCTCTACTACTCTGATACAGACTCATGAAGACACACTTCTTATCTGAGTTTTATAATCACCAATGTTTCTTTTCCCTCTAATATAAGGAGTCCCACATCTCTCGCACCTATAAACAGGAAACTTATTAGCCGAAGTTAAGTACACAGCGCTAGTCTCTTTCAAGTTTTTACTCCCACAACTAGGGCATATATCATCATCCATCAAAACTCCAAGGTTAGGATGATTATGAATATACGGCCTTATCTTTAAATATAACTCCTCTAAACCCATCACATCGTGCTTATTATATTCAACCATCTCATTTAATCTATCTTGATTCCCATTTTCACAATCAATCCATAACTGAAAATCTGTTGATAGCTTATTTTCCAACTGAAAATATTTTGTTAAGAAGTCTTGTTTATATGATGGTGCAAAAAATTCTCTCCGCGCAACCTTTAAAGTGTCAATAATCTTAAAAGGACTTGGCGGGGGCATGTCATGTGAAATAAATCGCCAACGGAGTTTTCTAAGGTCGAACCTATCTCCGTTATGTCCAATGACTATATCTGCCTCATCTAATAGTTTATAAATTGACTTAACAACTCTCTTGTCGTCTCTATTTTTAGATTCTTCTGGAGTAACAACATCAGACTGAACATCATCATCATACAACCACTTAGCAGCCCAGCTTATTATGTACTGATGCTGTGTTATTTGATAATGCTGAATATATTGTTTATAAGTCCCCCAACCAACAAAATGATATAAACTAGTTTCTACATCAAATAATAATATTTTAGGAAGCTCACTTTCTTCATACTCCAGAGGCTTCTGAAAAAACTTACGACAACTATAGCATTCATACCTTTGGTAATCATTTCTAATACCTTTCTTTCTACCATAAGTACTTCCGCAATAAGGGCAACAAACCATATTATTCTCCTTTTTTTATATTAATTTCCTCTAATTTCTTTGGCCTTTCAGCAGCTTCTATCTGGTCAGGCTCGAATCCACTAAACAAACCTATTATCCCCTGCTCTTTTTGTTTTATAGTAGTTGTCCCTAGAGTTCCTATTGCCTTCCCCAACTCTTTAGTGGCGTTCAAGACAATATGGTCCTCTGGGGAACCGTCTGCTAAACATTTCAATTTCTCTAAGACATATTCATGGTCAATGCCCATAGTTTTTGCTACATCAATTACTGACTTTTCTACTTCTTTCATAACTCTCTCCTGATTTAATAGGATTGCCGCTTTCTTTTGAGCTTTATACGAATCAGTTTCACTAAACGCATCCATATAGCTTTTAACCGCCCCAAGACCAACTGCAATATTAGTCGCAAATATCTTCTCTTTTTTGGTTGTTGATTTCCGTTTATAAATCTGTTTTTTTGTATCTTTAATGGATTTTGAAAACGTGTATCTATTTTTGTGTTCGGAAAAATCAGTATCCATATATGTTTTAGGTAAACATAAAAACGAACCAACAACAGTGCGAATATAACTTTTACAATATTTATAGTTTCTTCTGTCATTGGGATGTTTAATAGGTGATGCTTTAAGTATCTGAACAATGCGACCATCATCGCTCCAGACCCAGTCGCCTTCTTTTGCATCTCTCCAGTCTTTTAGAGGAGTCTCGTTTGGATGTTCATCATAAAACTCGCTTATATGGTCATACACACAATGTTTCACTCCTTTTATTTTTCTATAATCCATAATAATTAATTAGGTGTTATAATCCCATCATTACTAGATAGCTCCTTAATTTGCAGAGCTAAATCATCAATCAGATATTGAACGGCTAAAGGAATATGATACACCGAACCATCTATTTCAATAGGGATAGTATCTCCAGATTCACCAGATATCTGCTTTAAAGCATTTTCAATATCTTCATGGCTAAGGTTGCTTAATGCATTTATAACTTTTGCCATAATAACCAATATTAATATAGAATATATATACCAATCAAGGAATTACTCCCCCCTCCTAACAACCTCCCCCCTACTCTAAACTATATGCTCTACCATATGACCATACTGACTATACTACTATACTATAATATATATATATATATATATATATAGTACAGTAATAGAAATGACCAAGTCATTCATAGAAAAATTATAGGATTTTGATGTATAACCATATTTGACTTCAAAATGGGGAAGACGGATTATGGAAATTCGTTTTTTAGTTGAAAACCATTAATCTTGAAAGGATTAAACAATGATTGAAGTAA